ATTCGTTCCCACTAAACTCTTTTTGCATAAATATGAATATTTAACTGCAAATATACGCATAAATATTTGTTTATTCAATAAATATTGTATATATTTGCATCGAAAATGTTATTAGTTTGGATATTTATAGATAAAAAGTTTTATTACACTATGTTATTGGGCACAGCGGTGCCCCCTATAGCGCGGTAGAGCAGAGGTAGCTCAACAGGTTCATATCCTGTAGGTCGTAGGTTCGATTCCTTCCCGCGCCACAATCTTTAAAGGTAAAAGTTACATCGGGAAGAACCCGTTGTATTCAGGATAACAATTTTACTATATTTTATGACAAGAGAAGAACTCTTAGCATTGGTCAACAAAGAGCTTGGAAGTATCAAGCTGACGTTGAATGAGAGAGCAATCAATGAGGAATTAGACGACTCTCTCGGCGATTTTGGCGATGATGAGGCAGCAAATGCCAAGTTAGTTACCCGAATTGCAAACCGTTTGAAACGCATGGACGGAAGCGTTCATTCCGCAGTGTCCCACGAAGTTGAAGAGTACAAGAAAACTTTCAAACCGAAGGAGACGAAGACTGTAAAACAGAATCCGGCGGAAGGAAGCAAGACTGACGACATGCCCGAATGGGCAAAGCAGCTTACAGAGAGCGTTAAAGAGATGCGTCAAGAGCGGGAACAGGCAAAGGCGGAAGCCCACAGAAAGGCTGTATCCGACTCGGTTAGACAAGGGTTAAAAGACAAGCTGTCAGCGGCGAAACTCGACGTTAACGACTTCTTTACGAATCTTGCCGTCAAGGATCTTGAGATTCCCGACGATGATACACCTCTGTCAGATTTGGTTGGAAAAGCAGAGACGCTTTACAACAAATATGTCAAGGAAGCCAATGCAGAACCCGGGAAACCGAGAATCGGCGGCGGCGGAATAAACAGTGACGAGGTAGACAAACATCTGTGGGATGATGTGGCAAGCATCGTGGGCAGAAACCGTCCGAAGCAGTAGAATGCGTATGTTTAATATTTAATTCTTAACTTTATGACAGAAGATTTTTATCAGCAATTAGTCAGCCGTGGCGGAGTGTTCCCAAATGGTAGAACGCTCATACAGGCAAGCGGCTCTATCGGCGGACATCGCTCTGTCTTCGTCAAGCTTATCAGTAATGCCAAGCAAGGTCTTGTGTATCCCACCTTCGGTGGAAAGATGCTGAACCCATTCAAAGGCCAGGCGAAGCTTTATGCAGGTGATCTTGTCGAGTATAACCCAGGTCTTGAGGGTACAGACGGCCCTACGGTAAAGGTTTTGAAAACCTATGAGGTAGAGGCGGCAGCAAGTGCAGTCACTACCTTGAACATTGTCCGTGACGGTTATCACCACAGACCTTTCGCAGGTGACAACATCATGGTTGCTCCGGCTACTATCAACGGAACAGGAACCGGTGTCACAATCACCGCTGTGGAGGTCACTACGGATAATGGAGTTGATGTATGGAAGCTCACCCTTTCCGCAGCCGTTACTGCAAAGAAGGGAGACATTCTTGTTGAGGCATCAGCAGCAGGCGAGAAGGTAGCACCTATGGTGACGAATCCTAACGCTTATGTACCGTCGGACATGGACTTCGTTTATGATCCGGCAGAAGATGGCAGTCTCAACGGAGCCCGTTATTTCTTCACCCCATGCTTGGCAAACTCAGACACTTATCTCTACATCAACAAGATGTCTCCAATGCCGGCATCCATCCTCGCTCTGAACAAGAGTCTTGTTAAGGGATGGTTCACTATTTATTAATCTATAAAGCACAGAAGATATGGCAAAATACGATTTTAACAATTCAAGATATGCCAGGTTCTTCTCGGATAAGGAGAACCAGCGCTTCCTTCAGAGCTTTATTGACCGTACGGACTTGTTTTTCACCAACTACGGATGGTATAAGACACAGGGACGTGTTGCACCTCCTACGCCCACAGACAGCAAGGGTGTGGCAGCATACACCGTAAAGGCAAAAAAGCTTGAGGCAGCTCCGTTGGCAGATATGCGCGCTCCTCTTGGTGACGCAATGCAGGAAGACAAGAAAGGTATCGAGTTCTATACCGGTACTATTCCTGACTTCACGACAAAGGGTACTGTAGAGACCGCAGCAGAGCGCGAATACAAAGTTCGCCAGTATGAGGAGTTTGGCAACGACGCTGACATTGTAGCCGCATGGGTTGATGACGTGCAGAGCAAGATGGATCAGGTAGATGCTACTATGACTTGGATGACTGCACAGTTGATGACCACATTCTCCATCGACTACACCGGTATCGGACAAGGTATTCAGGCTCCTATCCTCGACATCCCGAAGGAGAAGTGTGACAAGCGTGGCGCAGGCAGCGCAGCATGGTGTTCTATGGACGCTCAGGGCAATCTCACCGTAAACGCATCCACGAAGATTCTGTCCGAGATGAAAAAGATCGAGGAAGAGTATCGTACAAAACGTGGTGCGTACAGTGGCGCATTGGTTTGGCAAATGACCCGTAACGCCTTCTACGACGTATTCCTCCAGTGTGACGAGGTGCGTGAGTTGGTAAAGAATTACCGTCATTATCATAATCTCGCCTTCACTGAGGATATGAAGGTGAACGAGGATGACTTTACTCCAGCATTTGCTCAGTACAACGGCGTTTCTCCTATCGAGATTGTTGTTGAGAAGGAGCGTAACACCACAAACAGCACAGATACTTTCGTGAAAGGATGGGCAAACAACATTGCTGTCCTCCGCCCGGCTGGCGACGCTGTAGAGTTCGAGCGCACAGAGATCCTCGATCGTAGAATGATTGAGAACTACGGCGCAAAGGGCATCGAGTCTTTATTCGCTGTCACCAACGACGGTCTCGGACTTCTTGTGAATACCACAACCGACAACGGCAAGTTCCGCGAGTGGCACACTAATCTGTTCTTCTCAGCTGTTCCTGGTCTTATCGAGTTCCCCAACCACGAGGTTATCGACATCACTAAGAAAGGCTGATAACATAAAATTAGTACAATGGACAACAAGGACACGGAAATTCTAACAGTTAAGGACTACCTCATAAGCAAGGTGAAGTTCGACGTTCCTGTGAAGGCTCTTGTCTCCATATTGGCAGACAGAGAGCTGGATCCAGCATCAGCATTTTGTGACGCCGACAAGGATACGCTTAGGCTTTGCTATGCTGACATTCTCAAATGGATGTGCGTAGGCCCAAGCAAGAAGAACAATGTGTCCGATACGGACAATGGATGGACTCATTCATCGGGAGGCTACCAACTCACCACAGACGACATAAAGGATATGAAAGCCATAGCCAATGGCATCTATGGCGAGTTGGAGCCAACATCCATGTTTGGAAAGAAGTCTGTATTTCGTATCAGCAGTGCCGGGATCATGCGTGGCAACAAAACCCTTTTTGGGGAGCCTTTACCACATATCATCAAATAGGCTTATGGAAGAAGTGCTTGTAGACAATCCTCGCTATCCTCACGACATACTAATATATCGTGTAGGGAAGAAGGCTATAGATACCAAGCCGTCACCTGATGACGACGATCCGTTTTCAGAAGTCGCTAATACTAATGTTACCCCCAACGCCGAAAGTGAGAAGACCATTCTCTATCAAGGCAAGGGAAGGAGCTATACAGATACTACGACGAATGGTGACGGGAAGGTGGAGTCGAACAAACGGAAGGCATCAATACCGGTCAGATTTGATGAGTGGAAAGAAGATTCGTGGCCGCTTGACGGAGATACGATAGAAGTCACTCATGGCAACGTTAAGGAGCGTGGAACTGTCAAGGATTTCGAGCCGGACAACAATAGAAGCGTAGTTTATTGGGAACTGTTAAGAGTATAACACATGGCAGAAGATTTATCAACCCAGTTCAGCCAGCGCGTTGTGAGAAAGCTAAGAAGCATAGTAAACAAGCGTATGCAGGAGAAGATGATAAAGGCAGCAGACCAAATCGTCAACTCTCCAATCATGCGCAGCGTGTACAACAACAGCTTCGGCGAATACCATAACGTAACAGGTAATATGTACAAGTC